GTTTGCGCCGTCGGACTGGCGTTGGGGCCTAATGCAAGCGGCGTCCCGATAACCTTGCCGACGCCTTGGATGGCGGCTTCACTGGGGGTCCACACTCCGTGAGGCTGGGTCGCTGGCGCTTCCTTCACCAGCGATGGATCGCTCTGCGAGGCCTCGAGCATGCCAATATTGGGAGCGCTCGACGAGCCGAACCCCTGCGCAGCGGCTGACAAAAGGTCGAATGGCGCAGCCAAGGCTCGGATGCCGGCGCGTGCGCCATAGCCAGCGCCCTCTCGAATGTCCTGCGCCCACGGTTGGTCCCGCCAGTCTGGAGGCGGCGGCGGAAAGCCTCCGCTTGCGCCGCGGGCCGCGATCGATGGTTCGCTTGAGGACGGCTGACTTGTCGCAGCCATATGCCGGCTGATCGCAGCGTTTAGGGCTTCCGGCGGCATGTCGTCAGGAAAGTCGATCGTGTCGCCGTTGGGCAGGGTGACCGTTTGGGTCATTGGAGCTCAACTTGCCCCGTCTTTGGGTTCCATATCCAGCGCTTGCCCGGCGGCGCTGCAGGAGGCGCAGGCGGTTGCGACCCACCGCCTCCCCCTCCACCCGCGCTAGTATCAGCGCTGAACCCGCTCTTGCGCAGTTCATCGGCGCGACGCTGGCGGTTGGTAATCCAGGTATTGCGCAGTGCTGATGCGGCGTCTGCAGTCGGCTTGTCGAGGAAGGGCTGAGCGGCGGTTCCCTCATCCTGCAGGTTCTGCAACTGCCGATCAAAGACGTCGGCCATGCGATGAAACGATGGGGCGCTGTTCTTGGCGACGTCGAGCGACTTCGACATGACGTCGCCGTAACCGCGCAACGTCGGATCGCCGCCCAAGGCTCGACCGCTTCCCCACATTGCCTGCATGCGCTTGGTCAGATCGTCGATCGCCTCCTGCTTGGAACTGAATATGCGGGCGAAGTCGATGGCGCCGCCAGTGGCGGCGGTCGCGGCTTTCAGGCCTTCGAGCACGGCTGGGTTCGAGATATCGCCATCAGGGATATTGATCAGCGCGTCGTAACCTTTGATGATATCGGCGAGTTCAGCGCGGTCGCTGATAGCCTGCCTGCCACGCGTGTCTGCTTGGTGGGCTTCGGCCGTTGTATCTTCAAGGTTCTTTGTCTGCGCCGCGATGGCTGAAGGATCTGGTCCCTGGACGACGTTGCCTGGCGCGTCGCCAAGCTTCGGGTTGATCACCAGCTTATCGCCGGCCCCCACATGCTGCGGCGTACTCTGCGCCTGCTCGATGGCGCTCCCCGTATCGAAGCCGTGTCCCGGCCCCAGCGTTGCATTCCGTCCAAGGTTGATGCCGGTCGTCAGGTTCCCCATCGAGGGATCGGCGGCGTAGCTGCCCGCCAGCACCGCATTGAAGGGACTAAAGCCAGCCGTTTGATCGCGCGTGCCCAGCGCCGTCGAAGGCGCTGCTACGGGAGGGACCGCAGCGCCAGCAAGCGTGTCCGCAACGCTTGGAACTGCGCTAGCGGTTGGGTCAGCATTGACCCCAGGAGCGCCGGTGACCCCAGGAATGGAGAGGACGCCGCGTTGCCGCGTGCTTAAGAGCCAGTTATTCCGATCGGCCGCCTCGGTCTGCTGGCGGAGGAGCTCGGCCTCGGCTCGCGTCTTCGGGCTGAAGTTGTTGGCAATGCCCGCCAGCGCAGAGCTGAGTGCGCTGCCTGTCTCGCCGCCGTCCTGAAGGTAAATTCCGGGCATTTACGTCACCTTCGGTTTTATTGAGGAGCCGAAAGCGCTGCCCGCGATATTGGCCAACGAACCGGCGAGGCTGCCCGCCAAGTTAGAGCCCTGCACGAACTGCTCCGGCTGGATCGCCTGGTAGACCCCGAGGGTCGCCGTGTCGCCCTTGCGCATATCGCTCGCGAGCTGAATGGCCTGGTTGCCTGACGTGATGGCCTGGTTGGCCTGCTGGCCCATGTCGTTGTAGCCGCCGCCGTAGGACGATATCCCCGCCAGGGCCGCAATGCGTCCCTGCGCCGCCCTAGCCGCCGCCGTCACCCGCTGCGCCATGTCCTGCTGCACTGACGTGTCGGCGCCTGCTTGTCCGCCGAGCAACGCAATGTTGGAGTCTGGGGCGGCAGGCGAGCCCTGCAGCATCTGCGTGTTGAGGTTGGCCTGCGCCGTCTGTTGGTTGGCCTGCTGCGCCTGCGGCGAAACCTTGGCGAGCGTATCCTGCTCGGCCTGGCTCGCCTTCTGCCGGTTGGCCTCGTCCTTGGCGGCCGCAGTCGCCGCGGCCTGCTGCTGCGTCGCCAGCCACTGGTCGTTGGCGTTCTGCTGCGCCGCCAGGGTGTCCTGCTGGCCCATGTAATTGACGCCCGCCGAGAGTACGCTGCCGGCGCCGGCAAGAGCCATGGCTGAGATTGGATCACACATCGTTCATTGTCCGCTCAGTCCTTCAGTACGCCGCTCGACGAGTTCGCCGCTGGCGGGGTAGGTCCCTGCTGGCCATAGCCGGTGGTTCCGGGGTATGGCTGGTACGGGCTGGTCAGGCTGTTAGCGATGGATCCGACTGCAGTGGCCGCGGGTGTAATGAACGCCGCCAATGGGGTCAGCGTCGGGTCCTTCAGTTGCGAGGCGTTGGCGCTCGACTGCGCCAGGTCCGCGGTCAAGGTCGGGTCCTCGGTCGCATAGAGCTGGTCGATCAGGGACTGCTTGTTGCCCTGGATCTGGGTCTGCAGATCCCCGGTCTGCGAGTTGGCGTTGTTGACGATATCGGCCTTCGCCAAGGCGTCCTGATAGGCGAGCTCGCCCTGCTTGTCGGCGGCGACAGAGGACGTGAGCGAACCCGCCCGCGCCAGGTTGTAGGTCAGGTCCCGCCCGCCCTCGGCATACTGCTTGGCTTCCTGCGGGTTGTAGTAGTCGAGGATCTTCTGGTTGTAGGCGTCGAAGAAGCTCGGCCCGAAACCGCCCTCGGCCGTCGCCGGGGTGTTGATGGTAAGAGGATCGCCCTGCTTGGTGACCTTGCCGCTCGAGTCCTGTAACCCCCATCCGCCGCCCGTCTGCACCGCAGTGTAGCCCGTCGGCACGGTGCCCGTCGTATTGAAGGTCGGCGCCGTCGCTGAAGGGTTAGCAGCCAGCCATTGCGACATCTCGGCGGGCATCTGCTCGGGGGCCTTGAAGGTCGACCAGTCGAACTGGCTCGTGCTCGCGGGCGCCGCCGCGGAAAAATCGAAGATCTTGTTGATCGCGTCCGTGCCTTGCTGCAGACGCGCTTGCCGATCGGCCTCCTTCTGCGCCGCCTGCGCCGCTTGCTGCTGCTCGAAGTCGACGGCCTGGCTGTTGGTGGGCGTGCTCCCGGACATCTAGAGCTTCCTCGAGAAGGCGCCGCCCATATCCGCGAATCCGAACCCGCGAAAGAGATGGCAGAGAGCCATCGCGCCCGGCGAGGTCGGCGCCACGGTGGCGAAGAAGGCGCACGCGCCTTCGTGCTTGGCGATGTCGACGGCGGACCACACCAGCATCCGCCCAACGGCGCTATTGCGATGCTCGGGGGCGACATAGATCGTCCATAGGACGGCGATCGGCTGCACGCTAAAAACATGCATCATCGTCCAGGAAATCCAGCCGACAGGCTCCCCCGCGACCTCAGCAATGATCAGCGGCGTATCGTCCTGCCCAACCAGTCGGGTCATTTCGCGGACAGCGCGCTCGAGGTCGACGGTCGCGAAAGCGTCAAAGCCGCCCTCGTGGAAATGGTCCTCGCCGTACTTGGAGATCAACCCCGCCACGTCCTCGGGCTTGCCGGTGCGAAGCGTCAGTCTGCCTTGGTCAGTGTAGCTGGGCCTTGTCATCCGTAATCCGCGCACACAGGGCGAAGTCCTCGCCCCCGCGGCCGAATCGGGGAGTGACGGCCTCAAAACTGAACCCGACCAGCCCGAGCCAGCGGATGGTCGCGATATTAGCCGCCATGGGACGGGCCTCCAATCGGTGCAGCCCGCGACGGTCAAGCGAGGGCAGTATAGACCGCCGCATGGCCTTCGTCACTTCCATCACGACCTCGTCCCACTTATCGGTGCCCCATATCCACCCCGAGCCCAGGCCGGGCCAGACCGGCGTGAAGCCGCCGATCGCTGCAGGCTCGCCGCCAACCGTGCGGGCTTCCCATTTCGGGCCGGGGACCGTTAGGATGAGATGCCCCGTCGCTTGCGCCGAGCCCTGCCAGATGGTGGCCTCGATCTCGGCCGCGTCCGAGGGGCGTAGGTTGCCCAGCACATACTCGAGTCCGACTGGCGTAAGGCCTTGGATCAACTCTGCTCTCCGTCATCGAACTGGATCACGACATGCCCGAGCCTGGCTCGCGTCGCGTCGGTGGAGCGGAAGCGCAACGAGATATGCGTGCTCTGCTCCGGCATGGTCATGGTGGTCATGGCGTAGGTCGGGCCGGTGAACGTCGCGACCGTCTCTTCCGTGTCCGCGTTGGCCGGGTCGCAACCGACTGACATCGTCCACGTCCCCTCGCAGCCCACGTCGAAACTATGGAACAACTTGGTCTTGCTCGGGCTCTCGCAACTCAGCGCGGGCGTGATCACCTCGACCTCGGTGTTGTCGTAGGTCGACGCAACCTCGCTGCCATAGATGTAGACGTGGTTGTCATCGCCGCGGAGGATCACATAGGGATCGGCCACGCACGACTCGACGAACTTGAACGGCGCATCGAAGGTGGACCAAGCAGTGATGGCCGGCTCCTGAAACGTGCTGAGCACATAGATGCGATCCGGCAGGACGACGAACAGGCGGCCGCTGCGCGGCTGGATCAGGCAGCGGGCCTGGGAGAACCAGGCGGTTCCGTGCTGGATGATCAGAGCCCGAAATTCCTCGTCGATCGGGGTGCCAAGGTCGGTGGTTCCGGCAGTCAGCGAGATATTCTGCACCCGCAATGACCGGATACCGTGCGACGACAGGTACATCACGTCGCCGTTGCCGTACTGAGTGGTCGAATTGGCGGCAATCAGCCCGGTTGAGCGCAAGAGTTGCTGGAACTGGTTTTGCGCCGGGTCAGGATCGAGCTTCCAGAATTGCGTGCTCAGGCTCGAGAAAATGGCCATTTGCGAATAATAAACCTCGAGCCCAACCAGTTGGGTCGAGTCGGAGTCCTGCGCCGAGAGGTCGATATAGCCCGAGCCGTCGTTGGTTGCGGGCGCGACCGGGGGCGTCCAGATGGTCGGGTCGCCGATCTTGGAGAACCTCAGCAGCCGGCCGTCGACGCCGTACATCTTCGAGCCATAAGTGCGGATCGCCGAGCTCGTCGCCATCGCGTCAGTGACGCGAATCTGGTTGTAATAGTGGTAGTAAAGGCCGTTCGCGCCAGCCAGCACGACGTAGAAAAGACCGTTGAACAGGTCCCAGTCCGCAACCCTGGTGATGGTAATGCCGGCTGGAAACGGCAGCGAGATGATGCCGGGGACGGCGCTCGGCGCTGTCCCGGTCGCCTCGGTGATCCCCGACGCGCCGTTGACCACGGTGTAGATCAGCCCATTGCGCGACAGGACCCCGAGACTGCCGCCGGGGAAGGTCCCCCAAGAATAGAAGTTCGTGCGCTTTTCGATCTCCGCGCCCGCCGAGATCACGCAATTGCGCATCACCCGGAGCGATCCCGCGGGAGCGGTCACGTATGACTTTCTTAGGTCGAGCCCCGATTTAAAGTCCTGGATGTTGTAGGCGGGCATCGATCAGGGGCCGGGGATATAATCGATCCAGGGCGTGGCCGTCTCATTGTATGTCGGCTGCATGCGCCTGCCCTGCCCCATTGCGGCTATATCGCGCTTGTTGGCCCCTTGGCGGCTGAGCAGACTGCGAATATAGGCCTGGGCCTTCTGGCCCTTAAGCGTCGCCGTCTCGCTCTTCTGCGCCCCCAGGAGCTCGGCTGCGGCGGTGAGTATGATCGCCTCCGAGTCGATGGTGCAGAGGTCCGAGTCCACCTTCAGCGGCGCCGCCGGCGCCTGCCCATGCCAGCGCATGTGGACGGAGGCGTTGGGGATCGGCCACAACTGCGCCCGGCCATATGGGTCGGTTATCCCGGTCCCCGGACTGACGATCGCGACGTGGCGCCAGCGCTTCGGCGGAAAGCTGTGCAGCGTCTCGTTGATCCAGTCCTCGAAGCCGTACTTCAGCGGCAACCACGGCTGCATCGAGTTGGGGTTATCGTTGTACCAGAGCCCGAGCACGTTTTTAAACGGCATGGTGACGTCGTACTGGATATATTCGCCGTTGGCCGGGGCAGTGAAATCGATCCGGTAGTCCAGGTGCGGCCATCGGTACAGGTTCCAGAGCTCGTGCTGGGTCCGGTCGAGAATGATGTTTTGCATGTCGACGGAGCTCAGCCCGTGCGCCGGCAGGAGCGAGGAGTAGATCTCCGCCCTCAGTTGATAGCGCAGATCGGCGAGCGAAACCCCGACCGGCATATTATGCGCTCCCCTGCGCTCGCGTCATGTCGAGCACCGGCTCGTCGTCGTCGGCGCTCGGCAGCGGCCGCCGCGGAGCGCGCTTCTGGACGGCGGCGCTCTCGTCGCGTTCGCCTGGCCACTGCAGCTCCATCGCCGGCCTCGAGCCGGGATAGCACTGGTCGACGATCTCCTTGCCGTACAGGCCGAGGAGCCGGTTTTTCTCTTCTTGGATGTTCGACGGCTGCGACATGAGAAAGTCCGCGTCGAACACGTTGGCCTCGCCGTGCAGGGCCTGCAGGACCAGCACCTCGGGCCAGGACACGGGCCGGTCAGGGCCGCGATAGAGCACTTGGGTGGCCTCGCCGCCGAGAGCGATCTTTGCCGTGACCCAATCCATTAGATCCTCCTTCAAAAAAGTGTAGGGCCGCCGAGGGGATGGTCGACAACCCTACACTCAGGTCACTTTATCTCAAGCACAAGGGAGGAATTGCGCTGAGTCGCGACCATCTGGCCCGTTGACGTGATGCTCTTGTAAAGCACGAACTGGTTCGCTGGCCTGGCCGGCGTATGGTCCTTCCGCCATTCGTCGGTCATCTGAACCAGGAAGATCTTCTTCGGATCGAACCAGTAACAGCGCTTCGAGAAGCCGAGGTCATCCAACGTCGGGTCATAGGTGAAGTTGGTTCCCATGTACGACAGCGCCCCGACCGCGACGTCGCGTGACGACGAGAAGCCGGTCATCGAGTAGTTGCCGTTGGCCCTCACCTCCGTCTCCATCGCGCCGATGAAGTCCGAGCCGCACAGGGCGATCGTCGGCTTGCCGCCGTAGCGGATGAGCTGGCGGTACTCGGTCTGCAGCACGGTGATCAGCGCGCCGCCGTTGGCCGGGTTGGTGGTGATCGAGTCTCCACCCCAGGCCGCCAGCGCCGGGGTGCCGCCGACCTTGATGCCGAAGGCGGTGGTGCGCGCCCTGTTCCTCCACCAGGAGTTGGCCGCCAGCGACTGATCGAGGCCAGCGACCGTGCCGACCGAGGGATCGGCTGAGATCAGGAACTGCATGCCGGCGAGCCCCTTCGGGTCGGCGGTGCCGTCGCCCCAGAGGAGGCCGTTCATGCCGCGGCTATACTGCTCGCCGAGCTCGAAAAGTTTATCCTGAAACAAATTCACGAGCACCGTCTCGTCGCGATCGGTGTGCTCGACCGTCTCCTCTCCATTGGTGTCGACCACGGAGATGCCGTCCATTTTCAGTTCGGTATGGGTTAGCGTCAGGCCGAGGTGATGCTCGCGCCATGGGTAGTTGCCGCGAACGATATTGGCGGGGGTGAAGAACGCGACGGTGTCGTTGTGGGTGTACCCCTTCAGGACATCGTTGCCGCTGCCATCGCCGAACTTCCCGTGCAGGGCGACTGAGATATTGCCTTTGCCCCCAGGGAATTTCTTCGGGCTCGTTTCGCAGAGCTTGAGGAGAGGTTTGTCTTGCAGGGTCTGGAAGAACTCTTCCGGCCTTGCCCAGTAGTAGTCCAACGCCGCATTGGCGATATTGGTGATTTCACCAGCCGTGAAGGCCATGGCTTAAAAGCGCTCCGAGCGCAGGTTCGTCAACGCGCTCCACGCTCGATCGCCAGATGGACAGCCTCCTTGAGGCTCCTTGGCTCCGCCCGCGCGCCGTTGACCCGATTGATGCTGCTCGGGACCTGGTGCGTTGACCGCGGGGCCGGGACGAAGCGGCTAACGACGGCATTCGCTCGCTCATAGGCTTGCCGAGCGATCTCGACAGCCTCTGCGGGCGAACGCGGCGGACCACGTTCCTGGACGACGGCGTGCAAGAGGTCCCGCACAACGGGCTCTTTGCGCGCATAATCAGGATCGGCTCTTTTGACCTGCTGTTCCCATTGCGAAACCGCGCCGGCCACCGAGGCTTGGAAGTGTTGCACCTGAGTGGCGTAGTCGCGTTGCGACGACTCCTGTTGGACCCGTTGGAGTTGGCTCGCAGCCAAAACTTGCGAACCTCTCACCTGGGCCGTGTACCGCGCCGCATCCTGGGTCATATGCCCCATCTGGACCGCCTGGGCCAGATCAGGTGGCAATTGGATCCCGAGGCTCTCCTGCGCCAGTTTGACGTAGGGGCCGACCCCTTCAAGAAACGTCTTGAAGTCGCCGCGGCGCATGGCCGCGGCCAGGTCGAGAACGAGCCCAAAATCTTCTTTTGCAATGTCAGATTGCCGCAAGAAATTTTGTAGCTCGGTCGTAGTCTTCGCCGCGTTCTCGAGCGGACCGATGTGGTCGTTAAGGCGCCGGATCTGCTCTTGGTATTGGCGAATGCGCTTTTGCGTACGGGGTACGTAGGCGTCGTATTCCTGCTGGGTCAGCGGGCCTAGGTCTTCTCCTGGTTGTGCCGCGCCTGGAGCTGGCGGAGCTCCCCGCAGGTCGCCGGGCGCCGTCTGGCCAGGCTCACCCCGTCGGGGGGCGGCCTCACGGACGACGTCCAAGAGCGACTTGCGGCTTTCAGCCGTAGACGGTTCGTGGCCGGAAGTATCGGGCGACGACCCCGGAGATACGTCAGTAGTGGCAGGGGCCTCGGAACCGGCCGGCGCCGGGGTCGAGGAGCTGGGGGTTGACTCACCAACACCGGACGACGTGTTGTCTTCCAAGGGGCGTCCTCAAGGGTAGACGCAATCCTTATGCTTTCGGGGGGCTTGGGGCAATACCTTCTAGATGTTGCGCGTCTCGCAACGCATTGTTAGAACTCTGAATTTTTCCTCCGGAGCTCGTCCAGAGTCATCTGGCAATCGACCTCGAGGATAGGGACCGGGTCGGTGTCTTCGAGGTCGACCAGCACCACCTCGCGCTCGAGGTCGTCAGTCGAGCCGTAGCCGCTGGCCAGAAGCTGCTCACGCGCCAGCATCGCGCGATAGTACTCCTGCGCCGAGATCCGCTCATCCCGAAGCTCGGTGGCCACCAGCTGCTTCCAAGCCTCGGCGTCTTCCTGCCTCTCCTTCTCGAGGCGTTTGCCTTCCTTGGCGAGCCATCGCGCCGCCTCGTCGCAATACGGCCCCCATGCCATTTCCGACAGCGGCGGGGAGTAGACCTGCTGGCCGGCCTCATTGACGAGGATCATCTGATCGTCGCGGATCGCCTGGATGCGGCACGGCCGCCAGGCGACATTCATGATGCAGTGGCGATCGTGCTGCTCGCGTCTCACGACGCAAACAGATCGGGGCGACCGCGCGTGTCGCGATTGCCGCGGTCGTAATCCTCGAACCGGCAGATGGAGTAGAGCCGGCGGATGGCGTAGCGCTGGAACTCGCCGAGCGTCCGATGGGCGACGCGCTGGTTGCACCCGCCGAGCGGCAGAAGGCTATTGCGATCGCCGTAGACCATCGGGTAGGGGCGGATGCGACGCGCCAGCATCTTATCGAACCGATAGAGCACGCGCTCCCATGTCTCGCGCTTGTCGTAGCCGATCAGCATGTAGACGGTGAGGTGCGACGGTGGGATCCCGTGAGCCTCGAGGGTATCGACGCCTTTGAAGAACCGCCCCTCGTCGCCGATGTTGTCCCAGGCGGTGTAGAGGCGCTTGACCTTGAAAGAATCGTCCCAGTAGCCCATGCGCTTCAGCGCCGCCGCCGAGACGTCGTCGATCATCCGGGTATTGATGCCCTGGTTGAGGCAGATCTGGAAACCGCCGTCGATGATCTCCTGAACCCTGGCTTCCCATTGCTCGCGCGGTTGGCCAAAGAAGTCATTGTCGAGCAGGTGAATGTGCTTCGGGTAGGGGGCGCCGCGCCAGATGTCGGCGATCGTCGCGACGGTGCGGTTCTTGCCCTCCTTGCGCGGGACGACGCAGAAGCCGCACTTCAGCCGGCACCCGCGTTGCGTGAAGCCGATCGAGCCATCGAACTTATAGCCGTCGTAGCTGACGCCGTCGTGCTCGCCGATGACGTCCTCGACCGTGAGGTGGGGCGAGCCGATCCCGGTGCCGCTGATGATGGCGCCGGGGAATTGCGCCTTGAGCTCTTCGATTCGGGCTATTGACTTCGGTTGCTGAAAGATCGCCGAGCCATAGACGCGGTCATAGGCCGGCTCGAAAGCATCGCGAGCGGTGGACTTGATGAAATGCACCGTGTCCCCCCGCTCGCGATGGTAGTGAGCGAGCCGCATCAGCGCCAGGTTCGGCAGTTTCCCGTCGAGCTGGGTGATGCGGACATGCATGGTTAGGCCACGCGGCGAGCGGTGGCGGGGATGCGGACGCCGGCCTTCTCCATGAAGGACAACAGGACCGAATGCGCCTCGAGGAGATTGTCGCGGGCGACTTCGTTGTCGCCCGCCTCCGTCAGGTCGCTGAGCGAGGCGCCGCGGCCCGAGGCAATCAGGTTTTCCACGTCCTTGTAGAACTTGGAGCGGCGGCTCGGGTCGGACTTGTCGACCACCGCATTGGCCTTCTCGAAGGCGTGCTCGGCCGGCTCGTTGAAGAAGAGATTGCGAGCCTTCCCGGACTTGAGGATCGCCGGCAGGTCGCGCACGTCCTCGGCCTTCGGGATGCGTCCGTCGCCGACCCAGCGGCAGAAGTCATCGTCGAAGTCCTGGCCCTTCTTATGGCGCTCGTAGAACTCCTTGACCTTGATGAACTCGGCGAAGAACGACCACTTGCCTTCGGCCTGCGCGGCGTATTTGCCGCCGTCGCAATGCTTGTAGTGGTCGAGCAGGCCGTAGGCCTCGGACGCCTTCTTGATCGCCGGCGCCCCCATGTGCAGGGTGTTGATGAGCTCCGACTCGGGAATGTGCAGGACGTTGATCATGTGCCAGATATGGCCCGCCTTCTCATGGGCGTCCCATTTGATCAGCCCCGCGACGTGACGGGAAGCCATCAGGATGGCGCCCTGCTCGGGCGTCGTCTCCGGCGGCAGGATCCTGGCCGGGATATAAGCGAAGTTGGGGTTATCGGGATGCTTGGCTTGCAGCTCCTGCATCACTGCAGTGCGGCGGTTGCCTTCGATCACCACGAATGAAGCCACGCCATTGAGGAGCTCTTCCTTGACGTAGATGGCCTCCAGGACGCCCTTCTCCTCGACGTCCTTCATCAGCCAGTTGGTGTCGGGGAGCTTGAACAGAAGCTCCTTGTCGGTCTTATCCGGGAAGAGCTCCTTCTGGTACTTGAGCCTGGGGTTCTCGGTGTCGAACCTCACCCTGTCGGTCGGGACCCGCGCGTGCTGAATTTTCAGCGGCGGCGGCTTGTGCAGCATGATCGTCTCGAACACCTGCTGCTTGCCGTTTCCATTTGTCATCATCGTTACTCCCACGCGGGCCACAGTCGGCCAGCGTGGGCAACCGATCATATCCATATGCGGTTGTCAACTACCGTCTGAGGGCGTCTCTCGCCGTGGTGGCTACGGGCGCATCAATGCGTCGGCCCGGTCAGCCGATGCATCCCAGGGACCGGCGTCGCCGGCCCCGAGCCAGGGGTTGGGGTCGGCGGCGGGAACGAGCCTCCCGGCCGCGGGTTCTGCCCGGCGTTCTGCCCTCCGGCCGGCCCTTGCATCTGCGGGCTAGGCGGGGTCGCGCCCTTCGACGGCGCCGCCATCTGCCCGACCCCTGCAGGCATGCCTGGCGCCCCTGGCTGAGGCCCTTTGCCAGCCATAGTATTGAGCGCCACGATCGACGGCAGCGGAGACTTGAAGGCCTGGGTGAGGTCGAGCTTGTCGTCCAAGCGCTTCATGAGATCCCGCGCGAGAAACTCCGGGTCGACGTTCGGCAGTTGCATGATCAGCGGGTAGATCTTCTGCGCGTTGGCGATCTCGACCGCCTGGTTCGGGTTGCCCGACGAACCCGCCTCGACCTCGAGCCAGATCTCGCTGGCGATCTGCTGGCCAGTCAATGAAGGCCAGACCGCGCCGGGGCCGACGATCTGCTTGACCGTGTCCTCAGTGACATTCGCGAACAACAACTGCCCGCCATACTTGGCGAGGTGGGTCAAGAGGTCGTCGAGGTCGTCGACGTTCGATTCGTTCGCGGTGGTGCGGCCGGCTTCGGAGATCTGGCTCTCGGTCGCCGTCGCGTCGCCCGTGCCGCCGAGATTGGCCTCCGAGAAGCCCGTGACCCGCTGCACGTCCTGAAAATAGGGAGCGATATCGTACAGCGCGGGATCGATTTTCGGCCCCGTGAACGGCTGCAGGAGGTCATCAATTTTCTGCCCCGGCTGAAGCCCATTCAATTCCAATATTGCGTTGTCGGGATGGCTCTCGAGCTTCTCGAGGTCCTCGGCGTCGAGGGCGCCGGCGGAAACCGCGGTCTTGGGCCTGGCGGCGCGGCGGTGCTCGCGCAGGCCCTGGCGGGCCTTGTTGTAGTCGAGGGCCATGTCCTTCATCAGGCGAACGTCGCTCGGCGGGAACACCTCGTCCTCGTGGTCGACTTCGTTGAATGTCAGCGCGAACCACGGCCAAAACCTTTCGAGTGGGGTTTCGGGCGCCGCGGGCTCGCGCAGGAACTCCACGTAGCCGTCGCACACCAGGTAAACCAGGCCATCCTTCCTGTTGTAGATCTCCCACACACAGCAGCACTGCCGATCGTCTCCGGTGCCTTTCTCCTTCTCGTTTGGCCCGAGGCTCGAGCGGGCCGACACGTCGAGGCCGCCGTCGGGGCGGCGATAGCTGATGTAGGACTTGCCGACATCGACGCCGTAGATCTCCTTCACCTCGTTGGGCGAAAGAATGTATTCCTCCGCCACCCAGTCGCAGCCCAGGAAGCCGCGAAGATGCACGCATTTGGTGTCGGGGATGATGCTGAAGCTCGAGGGGTAGTCGAACACCAGGCCCTCGCGCACGACGAACTGCGACTGCCCCTGCAGGTCCTGCACCATAAGCTTGAGCTGCTCGGCCTCGGCGGAATTGGGGTCCGCTTCGCCGTCGGCGATGTCGGCCGCCAAGCGCTCGAGGGTGCCGAGGCGCTCGCTGATGTCGGAGAGCTTCGCGACCACGTCGGGTCTTTTCTGCATGACCCGCTCGAAGCCCAGCTTCACGTAACTCACCCCGACCGTCAGCGCGCGGCGCACCGTCATTTTCAGGAGCTGCTTGAAGGGGTGCAGTTGCTGTGAGACGTTGTAGGCGTAGAGGAGCTCCAACGTCTTGGCGATTTTGTCGAGCATCTCGACTTGCTGCTTGACCTGAGAGGCATCCTGGATGACCGCCATGCTCCGTTGGATCACCTGCCCCATGGCGGGGTTCTGAGGTGGAGGAGGCGGCATCCCAGGCGAGGGAAGTCCACCGGGCATTCCTGCGCCTTGAGGCGGCATACCAGAGGATATTCCGGCGCTCCCTGCTGGAGGAGCCCCTGGAGGGCTTCCAGGGCCGCCTGGAGGCCCTGGAGGCGGCATTGCTCCTGGAGGCGGCGGAAGCCCTGCAGGGCCTGCCTGCGGCCCTCCCATCTGCCCCGGCATCATGCCGGACGCCATCGCCTCCTGAGCCGCCTGCTGGATCGCCTGCAGGCTCTGCTCGGTCCCGTCCCAGACGGTATTAAGGATCATCTCCCTCCTCTTCGCCACCGCCTTCGGGTTGCGGGCGTAAAGGAAGCTCACCCGCTGGGTGATCTCGCGCAGGGTGATGTTGGCGACGTATCTTTTGTCTTTCGGGTTTTTGGACCATTGCTTGCCGAGGGCGAAGTCTTGGTCCTCGCGCATCTTGTCGTAGGAGGGCTTCCAGTGCTTCCTGGCGTGCTTGACCTCCGCCGCCCACGCGGTGACCAGGGCCTTGCGCGACTGCGACGGCTCGGGCCGGTCGCGCTCGATCATCTTGGCGTCTTTGATCCCCTCGCCGAGGATCTGCGGGCCGGAGATGCCTGCGGGGGTTCCGAACAGGGCTTCGACCGGGTCGAGGGTCGGATCGTTGGGGCCTGCCATCACCATCCACTCGCTAGACGCGCTTCACGCTCCGCACGCTTGGTCTGAGCCTTCACCCAGCCCAACGTAAACACCCCCGGTTCGATCGCCTTCGGCTTGGGCTTGCCCTTGGCCGGGATCTGCTTCATCAGCCCGAGGCCGACCAGCGACAGCGCATCGACCAGATCGTCCTGGCCGGAATGCGGAAACTTCAAGAGCTGCTCGCGGGCGTCCGCCCACCAGCGGGTGAAGCCGGGGAACCACACCCGGCCCATGCTCATGCGGGCGTTGATGCTCTGCGCCCGCGCCAGCTTGTCGGCCACCGGGGTGATCTCGTCGATGCTGCAGTAAACCCGCTTCTCCTGCATCTGCTTGCGCAGGAAGGGGCCGATGCTCTTCGAGATGGTGCCGCGCTCGCCCCACCAAAACATCGGCTTGTATTTCGCCATCAGGTGGATGACCGCATTGATGCTCATGTCCGCCGGCAGGCGCGACCACACGATGTCTGGCATGACCCAGATGTTGTCGTCGACGTCGACGCCGATCACCATGTGGCAGGACTTGTCGTTCTCCTGCCGGGTCGCGACCGCGAAATCGCTCGCGCCGTAGAAACGCATCGCCTCCGGCGGCGGCATGTCGCTCATCTTGTTGTAGGTGCGCAGGAAGCCTGACTTGAAGAATGATCCTTCCGCCGGCGTCGGCCTGCCCTGGTAGAGGGCGGTGAAGCCGCGCGGGTCGCTGCGACGCTGGTCGGCCAGGAACGGCTCGGCGAATCGCTCGGGCCACAGCGGCTGGTCGATCGCCCGCCCGAGCGGGTCGTCCTCCTCCGCCAGGGCGGGCAAGTTGATGATCTTCCAGGTCCTGGCCTCTTCCTCGTTATAGTGCGGGTTGGCGGGATCGATATGGCGGCCGATCAGATCGTCCTCCGACCACCGCGTGGCGATCAGCACCAGGCGCGCTTCCTGGGTCATCATCCGGGTGCGAAACACGTTCTGGTACCAGGACCATAACTTGTCGCGCACAATGAGGGAGTCAGCCTCTTGGCGGTTCTTGATCGGGTCGTCGAGGAGGTTGATGTCGCCGCCGCGGCCGGTCAACGTGCCGCCGACGCCGACGCAAAACATGTCCCCGCCGCCGGCGATGCGCAGGCGGTCGGCGGAGGCCCCGCCATAGTCGAGCTTGAGCTCGGGGAAGACATGGCCGTAGAGCGGGCTCTGTAACAGGGCCTTGACCACCCCGCCGACATCGACGGCGTATTTGTCGTTGTAGGTCGCGAACACCACGCTCTTTTGCGGGTTGCGGCCGAGATACCACGCCGGGAACAGCATGCTGGCCAAGCGGGTCTTGCCGTGCCTGGGCGGGCAGGAAATGATCAGGCGCTTGATCCTCCCCGCCTCGACCTCCTCGAGCGCCGCGGCGATCACCCGGTGGTGCCGCGCCACCTCATAGGCCGAGCGGGTGGCGTCGGCCCTCGAGTCGGGGTCAGGCGCCATGTAGCGCGCGAACGGGATCAGTTGATCGCGCGCTTGGAGGATCGCCTTCTTGCGGGTCAGCAGTAGGCGTCGCTTGTCGTCCTCATTCATTGTTCACTGTTCGATCCCGCCCTGTTCCGGGACATTTGTCCCGCTTGTCCCGCCATGTCACGGCACCAATGACCCGTTGCTCTTGGTGGTCGCGGAGCCAGCGCCGTTGGTCGCGGTGACCTCGCATTCGACGACGTAGCCCTTGTCGGCGGTGACCAGGGTGTAGGTCGCCGCCGTCGCGGAGGGAATATTCGCGTTCCCGGCCCGCCGCCACTGGTAGGCGTAGGTCGGCGAGTTCAGCCAGGTCCCGGTGTTCGAGGTCAGGACCTGGCCGACCGTCACCGTGCCGGTCACCGCAGGCGCCACGGTGCAGACCGGCAGGCCCGCGGCATGGTTCTGCTTGACCACCTTGAGGCGAGGCTTCTGCGCCCTGACGACGGGGGTTGGATGCCCCTGGATATAGGTCAGGTCATCCGACCCCACCGGCGCGATCGCCTGCGCTTCAACACCTGGCATTTCACTCTCCTTTAAGCGTAGTCGGTTCCGTCCTCGTTGAGCTCGTAGCCCTCGGGGATCTCGTCCGAACTGGAGGAGCGCCCTTTCGGACGGTACTTCGCCACCATGTCCTCGCCGTCGGGGCTACGCCCGCCGAGCGAAAACGAAGAGTTGTTGAACGTGCCGTCGTCGCTGCGGCCAAGGCCTGCGTGCGGGCCAGCTCCGGGGCCGCCGGCGTGGCCGTGCGGGTCGCAGAAGTCATCGCCCGCGGTCGATTGACCTGGGTGTTTCGGGTCGATCTTGATCATTCCTTGTCTCCTTTAGGGTTCCTGGGCGGGGGCGAGGCTGGGTGCTGCTCGCGCTGGGGCGGGTTGGCGGCTGCGGGGGACCGTCTGGCCTCCGCTTCCCTGGCGAGGGCCAAGGCGCGGTTGTAGCGCTCCTCATCCTCCCGCTCGACCCGCGCTGCCTCTTCCTCGTTGACCGGCTGGCCAGCGACATAGTCGTTATCGCCAGGCTGGGGCAAAGGCCTGCGGTACTTCTTCGGCGGTTGCGGGGTGGTGACGAGCCCGGTCGCCTGCTCGGGGGTGAGGGCGACCGCAGCGTTCGGGTCATCCTCCCGCGAGGGGTTGTCGCGCCCCTGCGGCGCGTCGGGCATGGGCGGCGGGTCGGGGGCCGGTTGCCGCGGCGGCGACGATTGCGCTGGCGGCAACGGCGGCTGCAGCGGTTGCTGAGGCTCGCCGTGGTGGGGGGCGGGCTGCGTCGGCTGCCTCGGCGGGGCAGGGGGCGGTTGGTGCGTGGTCGTCGACTTGGGGGGAGTGTGCTGCGGCGACTTGCCGGGCGGG